GATAATTGAGTTGACGTCTTGAAACCCTTGGCCGCGTGTGTTGTACCGATAGTCTACGAAGTCACGCACCGCCGCCTTTACCACATAGGGAACCGCTGCGGCTGTCGCGTTGCCGCACGTGTGAACTATCGTCACGTCAGCTGTAACGCCGTAGGTAGTTGGCCACGTCTGCCCCTTGGCCACGCTGACAGTTGCCGCCAGCGGCGCCGCGTCTACGCGATACTTGGACGCCGCCAGCGTTTGCGAATCGCCGTCGCTGTCCAGGTATGTGATTGACGTGACGGTGCCGAACGGTGGCCGCGTGATATGGATGGCCGAGTCGCGCCAATACAGGCTATCGTTCCACCCGTTCATCGTAAGCGTCCACGTTTGTTCCATGCACGCCAGCCCGTAACGGTTCTCAATCACCGCAACGGATTCCCTGACAAGATCTTCGATCAGAGTATCGTCATCGTCTATAGTGACGTTTGAATAGCGCTTACACTCTGCCACGGTTACCGGTAGAGCCGTTGGCGCTGTCGTCAGCCTGTGCATTCCGTGCGCTCGCTTTCTTCCGGCGCCGTGGCGCCGGCTTGGCAAGTCCCCGCCCTACGAGAATCTCAGCCAAGCCGGCATCAACCGCGGCCGTTGTGTTAGCTCGCAACCCTAGATAGTCGCGAAGCATTTTGACACGTTCCATGCGTTAGCTCGCTGCCGTCATAAGTAAAGCGTAACCGCCGCACACGCTGGCGGTGCCGGGCTCATGCACCTGCACATTGGTGCGCTGTTCCGCCCGAATGGTCGTGCAAGATTTGTCGAATGCGTATTCGCTTGACATAGCAATATCAACACCCGACCGCACGCCCAACGCTACACACTTGGCCCAATCACCGAAGCCAATAGCGGCTGAGTCGGCGGCATCCGCCGGCATATGATCGGTTGTGTAGATCGGCCGGCCGAAGAGGAAGCCAGCGGCGCCCGGAGCCTCTGACGGACCGGCGAGATTGTCCAAAGTATTCCCACCTGCTGCGTACAGCAACTTGTCAATTACCTGACTTTTAAACGCACGCGAACAGATAAAGGACGCGTTCAAATGGTAGGCGCTGGGGAGCGTACCGACCAGCGTGTTAAGGTCGGCCAACGTCACATCGGTCCAGCTCGTTTCACCACTCGACAGGGTAACCTTAGAGCCAGCGGCGGCGGCGTCAATAATTCCGGTTTGCCCCCCGTACCCGCTACCATCGCCTAGGACAAATTCTGCGTCAAGCTGATTCGCCAGCTCGTATGCACAACGCTGCGCGATACGTGACGCGACGTCAATGATACTATCCTGCATCAGCTCATTAGAGATGAGCACCAACATCTTCTTGGCCACTAAGCTCAGATTGATCTGGCCAAAGGTTGCGGTTGACTCCGTAATGGATGCGCCTTCCGCTGTGTAGTACACCGATGGCCCGGCCGTCAGCTTCGGAACGTCAACCTTGTCGGTTGTCATCGGGATAACGTCGCACACGCGCGGCGCCAGCCCTACCTCGTTTTGTAGTTCCCATATAGCTGAACTCAGAATTCGGGGTGTAAGATAGCCACCGAGTGAATCCGTACTTTCTTTTTGCTGTGCGTTGATGCGCAGCCCGTTATCGTTGCAGAATTGGACCGCGTCCACGTCACCGGTCGCCATAGCCTTCAACCACATTCCCGCAAAGTACGCGTCACGCTCGGCGTGTGGTCCGGTGAATCCTTTGAGCTTGCTTCCCTGATATCCTAGCGACGTAATGCGCTGCGTGGCTACTTGCTTATTATCCCACCCGTCCGCGTCCAAAGCTGATACGGTGGCGGCTGCCGGCGCTGCGTGCTTCTCACGCGTGGCCATTTCCACGTTAAGCGCTTCGATCTTCCGCGCGCGTGCTAGGTCGGCGTAGAGCCCGGTTGGCTGGTCACCGTCTTCGCCGATGGCCGCCATACGGGCGTCGATGTCGGCGCGGTCCGTGTCACTTAGTTCGCGCCCTTCTTGCTCCGCCAAAGCAATCACGCTTTGTGCGGTTGTCAGCTCGTTATTGATTGCGTTCTGAATGCTTGTGACGTCATACAGTTTGCCGGACATGTCGCGCCCTTTCGGTGGGATGCCGGGGCGCATGGCCTGCGACCGCCGGCAGGGTTGTTGATTCCTGCTTAGGTGGTCGCGAGCCGTCCGGGTCGCGAGCTGCCCGAATTATAGCCGACTGCCTACCGGCGTTGCCATAGCTGTTGGCGCGCCGCCATAATCCCCACGCTGGCGCGCGTGGCGTTGCTGGCGTCTTCTTCACGGTCCATGGCTTCCATAAGCCGGCCCGCCGCGTCGTATATGTTGCCGTCATCCTCGGCGGCGCTACGCTGCCGGATAGCCGCCAGCGCTGACCGGTACACCGTCAGCTCTCCGCCGCTGTCGAGTTTGGCGAACGGATAAGAAAAACGCGCCTTGGTACGTGGCTCGGCTTCTTCGTTTTCGGCAAGGTGCGCCTTGGCGTAACGCTCCCACTGGTCCGCGTCCGGTCCCAATAGCCGGTTCCCGTCCGCCGCGCTGAACGACCAATCGGCCGAAGCGTTAAACCGGCCCGCCCGTATGCGCTCCTGCGCATAGTCGACCGAAGCCCGGCGCACCCGGCGTTCCGCACTAATCAACGGCGGCTTACAGAACATCGTACGCGAATCACGGAAGAGACCGTCAGGGATAGCGCACGCTGCGACCGCCGGCACGTCAACCACGCTGTCAACAAATCCAAACTCTAGCGCGCTGGTACTGTCAAACCAAGTCTCCTCGTCCATCCACGTACGGAGTGTGGCCTCCGCTATGTTAGTCTTGCGGCTGTACGCTTCCACAATTTGCCGGTCGATAGACTGGAGAACGCCGGTCATTTTCTCCAGCTCCGCGGCGCCGTCGGCCAGCGCGCGTTGGTCGCCGGCGAAGCTCACCACGGTCCAGCTGTTGTGGATCATAAGCTGGGCGGAAGCGCTCATTCTTGTTTCACGCACCGCACCGCCACCCATAGCGATAACGGAAGCGATCGACGCCGCTATGCCATCGATATGGACAACCACGGGCACCGGCGATTGTTGGAGCGCGTACGCCGCCGCCATACCTTCGAAGACGTCCCCGCCGTAACTGTTCACGCGTACGTCAATCTGATCGGCCGTTCCGCTGTCGTCAATCTCATTGACGCGGCGGCGGATATACTCCGCGCTGACTCCGTCCGCGCCGCCTATCTCCCCATACACTAAAATCTCATTCGTTCGGTTTACTATCGGCGCCGGCTTGTAGTTGGTTGTGGGCATTGTCGCAAACCTCTTGCGCTAAGGTGTTCGGCCATTCTCCGTCATTGTCATAGAACTCTTCTATTGCGGCTTGTAGTTTGTCCAGCGTGACGCGGCCGGACAACTCCAAAAGCCGCGCCTTTTCCCTGTCCACGTGGCGCCGTGCTACTGACTCCGCCGAACACTCCACGCCGATAAGCGCCAGCACGTCTTCAATCGGGCGCAGCGCGTCCACTATCCTCACCTCAAAGCTAGCGAACCACTGGTCCAGCCAGTCTAGGAAGTTGGGCGCCTTTGCCGCGCGTGCCGCCTGCGACCGCTCCACGCTGCGCAACTTCTGCACCCGCTCGGATACCAGCCGCGCCACGGCTGCGCGGTCTGACCGTTTGAGCTGCTTGGCCTGCGGCGCCCGCGTGCGTGCCGCCGGCGTTGCCGGGTTTATGTTGGGGTTTCGGTATTCGTCGCCTCCGGTTGGCCGTCTGTTCATATTCAACAGCCTCCGCGCTTCGTTGACGCTAAGCACCTCGGCGCCTATCAACTTGACCGCCAGTTCCGCAGTCTGCGCCGTGTCTTGCTCTATCAAGCTCCTGACGTTGTGTTCGAAATAGAACTCTTTCGCGCTGCGCTGTTCGGTGGTCAAAAGTTTTAAGTCAGCTTCGCTTGTCCATTTCGTCAGCCACGGGCGCAACGTCTGAGACAGGAACCGCCGGTTTTCTTCGATGATCGAATTGTATCCGGTGCGTGTGTCATCGCCCAACATATGCGGCGGTAGATTGAACCAGCTGGCGCACTCTTGGCGCTGAAACTTCCGCGACTGTAGCCACTGCGAATCCTCATTGCTGATTGCCAGCGGCACCGCTTCAACGCCGCCACTCAGTACCGCCGTCCCGCTCTTAGCGTCTAGCCCTTGGTGTACGTGGTCCCAACCGCGCCGAATCTCTGACGCCTTATCCGCGCTGATAGACTGCGCCACTTTCAGAACCACATTCGGGCGGGAGTTGTTCTTGAAATGTTGCGCGCCGTGCTTCTCCGCGCCGAGCCCAAGGCCCCACGAATTACGCGCCAGCGTGACTACGCTATAGCCCTGGATTCCGTCGGTCCCCAGCCCTTTCAAGTGGAACACCTGACGCGGTAGCAGCATCCGCGGGCGCGCGCCCGGCGTGTCAATCGTCCAATAAAACAACTCACCGGAGTCACTCAACTCGGGATAGGTTGCGTCTGGTGGTAGCAGTCGCATCTCTACAACTGCCCCGCTACCGTCGCGAAACAGCTCCGCGTAACCGTTGCCACGCAACAGCGCGTGACTTTGCAACGCTTCCCGGAATGCAAACGCGCTAGTCTTAACCGTACGCGCCGCCCCTTCCGGCGTTACGTTCAACAGGACATAGGCGGGATGATCACGGTCTCGCGTCCGGTCGTCGTTGCTGTCTCGCCGGTACAACTCCAACGGCAAGCCGGCGACAGTCTGCGAGATTATGCAAACCGATTGCCACACGGAAGAGTACGTCAAGCTAGTTTCCGCCGTCACACGGACGCCGGAGTCACTACGCGCGCCGCCGTTCACCGCGTCAATGAACCAATCCGTGGGCTGATACGTAGCGGCGCCGCGTACCGATGTGACGCGTGGGTCAAGATTCTGACCGACTAGGATTTCGCTTTGCATTAGTGTACAGCCGGCGCTGCGGCTTCCTCCGTTGATGCTAGTGCTACCGCCATGACCATAGCCACCACGCAGTCAATCCGCCCGCGTGCGCTCCCCTTTACCGGCCGAATCAGGCGCCCGTCTGAGTTTGGCAACGCTTCCACCGACTCCACTTGCCACGCTATACACTGGTCTGCGGTATGCCAAAACTGCTCCGCCTTCACCAGCGCCTCTAGAGTGTGCGCCGGCTCCGATAGTGTGCGGTAGTTCTGGCCGGCTTCGCGACAATCGAAGCCCTGGCGCTCAAACGCTTGGTACTGCCACTCTGCGTTATGTGGGTCAATTGCGATGGTGTCGCACCCATGCTGCCGGCAGATGGCCCCGATACGCTCGTTGATATATTCCTGATCAACCCGACTGCCCGGCGTGAAGTCAACCCACCCGGCGCGCTGCCACTGTGTATAGGGCACCTTGTCTTGCCGTTCCCGTTCCTGTGCGGTTTCCTCCGGCATCCAGTTGTAGCCCTTGACCACATAGCCGGAGCCGCACCGCGCCACTAGTGCCAAGCTAGTCAGGTCGATCTTCGCGGACAAGTCAACGCCGGCGAACCATGGCCCGGTGGGATCGGGCAACGTCTCGCGCTCGCACGCTGTCCAATCGTCAAGAGGTAGCCAGCGCGACGTCTGCGACACATGTTGATTTAAGTAGAACCGCCGGAAGTCATTTTCATAGCGCGGCATCTCACGCGCCCGCGCCGCTAGACGCCGCATTTCGTCCAGGCTGCGGAAGTCACCTAGCGCCGGGTTTACGCGGTGCCATACCTTTTCATCTTGCCAGTCTTCGTCTTGCTCTATCTCAAATATCACGGGGAGGTATGCGGCGTCCTCGATTACGCCGGCGCGTACTCGCTTCGCGTAGCTATACAGCTCGTACTCTAGATAGGTCTCACCAGTTAGTCCGGCCGTTGTGATGGTTATCATCAGCGGCTCGCGCTTCTTACCCAGCGCGGTCTGTAGTGCCACGTAGCTGTCACGGTCCCGCAACGTGTGCAGCTCGTCCATCACTACCATGTTAGGGCGCAGCCCGTGGAGCCCTTGGTGCTCGTTCGCCAGACAGCGAAACACGGAACCCCGCTCGCGGTGCATAACTAGCTTCTTGCTAGGCACAATATCGACCAGCCGCAACAGCTCCGGCTTGTCTTGGATGATGGCCACCGCGGAGTTAAACAACAGCGCCGCCTGATCCCGGCTATACGCTGCGCAGTAGTACTCGCCGCGCCGGGTTGGCTCCCTAAAGAAACGCTCCAGAGTCATGGCCGCCGCTAACTCAGTCTTGCCGTTGCCACGGGGCAGCCATAGCCCTACGTCTGTATACTGCCGGCGCCCGGTGTCCGGCTGCGTTGTGCCGATGATGGTACGCACTATGTCCGCTTGCCAATCGCGCAACGCGAACGGCTCGCCTGTGCTAGTGCTCAGACAGTTGATAAAGTCAACGGCGCTTTGCCCCTCGTCCGTCATGCCAATAGCTTCTCAAAGTCGGTCAACTGTTTACCGCCGGGGCTGATTAGTCGCGTGGCGCTGCTAGGCGTCAACCCCCATTCGGCTTGAAACTGCATCAATTCCTTTCGGGCTTGGTGCATCTCGATTGCGTACGGGTTCCGTGTCAAGGTATCGCCGGCTGCGACCACGTATCCGAAGCGCTCACACGCGTCCAGGCTGGTTAGATAGTTGCTATATGTGTGGCAGTAAAGCTCTAGCGAATGGTGGGAAATCTGAGTCAATAGGCCGAACTGTGTCAGCGTGTTGCACAAGTCATCCCACTTGGCGCCGGCTACTTCGTCCAGTGTGTCCGGCCGCGGCGGCGGTCCCATCGGCGCCACTGGTTCCGCCTCGTTGATGCGGCGTGAATCGCGTTCGCCTTGCATCAGCTTTAGCGCCTTCGGCTTCGGCTTGCGTCCACGCATCTAGTTGGCTCCGTTAGCTGGAGGCGGGTTGCCGGTTCCGAACCCGTCAGCCGGTTCCGAACCCGAACCAGCCCGAACCGGTTCGGCACAACCCAATTCTGCGCAAATACACGCATCTG